TCTTCGTTGGCAAAGACAACAACATGGGGTAATTTCTGAAGGATCTTCATGGACGAAGCGTATTTGGGAGAAAATATCATCCGATCCTTTAGTTTCTCCAGAATCGAATACTGCATGAATTCAAGAGCACCACGAGGAACATCAAATAAGAAAATATCTTTCGTTACATCAATCACAAGGGCAAGGTCATCACGTTTTCCAACACTCAACACTTGAACACGATCAGGGTCTTTCGTAAGCAGGTAGGCGCACAACCACGACTTGCCACTGTTCCCATCATGGTCAACAACAAAATGAATCTTTCGATCGTTCACACAAGGTCCGGCAAGAATATCAATCAACTTAGTCTGAAATCCAGCACGTGGCTCACCATCAATCAACTTGGGCTCGGGCAAAAAGGCTGCGCAAATCTCGCGAAGCTTATTGGAGCGACTATACAAGCCAGGAAAATTAGCAGCAAGAATGCGGTCAGAAGGCACAACACCAGCATCAAGCACAAACTGTTTGAGATCGTCCCAGTCAGAACGCTTCCCCTGCTGACACACAAGGGTTCCATACTCCATGTAAGCGCCATCTTTCATGCAATACTCTGATGCTTGCTTGGGAGTTCCACGGGCAATCTCGAAGTGGGCTCGTGGAGAGATCAAGCGGCGGCAGCGTGCGAGGGTAGTTCGTTGAGTAAACTGGATATAGCCCTGGAGATGAGGAGTTCCACTGGTTCCCAGTTCACGACCGACGACAATATAGGAAACAGATTCCGTGGCCGTAGTGGGGAGTGCGGAGATGATGGCAAACTCATCTTCTGTGTAGTTGTTGAGAGTAAAGCACCAGTTTTTGGCCGACATGATTTTTTATGAGAAAAGAGTCCATCCCCGAAGTGGGTTAGGTAATACTATACTAACCCACTCCGATTTGCGAAACCATGTGGTTCGGATTTATTTTCCACGATTATAAGTACGGTTCGAAAAAACCGTTACGTACGTTACACGATTCTAAACATAAAACGTGAATTCAAAAATACCGTTACGTACGTTACACGATTCATAATATGGATATCGCAGACGTACTTGGAGTCGAAGGCGGACTTACGGAAGTCGGCGCGTTCGGTGGCGTGCCGGGCGCACTCATGTCTTCAATCGCAGTAGGTGCCTACGCATCAAATTTAGATGTACCAGAGTCAACGCTCATAAAAAACAAAGGTATGTCAGATATAGTTGCTGTCACTCCCGCTAAGCGGGCGCGCGGTCCGGATGAAATGCAGACTGGTCCGAATCCAGTCGACCATGTCAAGGCGAACACTATGCTTGGCGAACGCCCAGGATTAGGCGGAATTCTGAAGACCAGACATTCAAGCGGAAATAACACGAACTACTCGGACAAAGTTCTGTATTCACGACCATTGATAAAAATACCATACAATTCAGACATGACCAGGCGAGACACCAGATCATGGAATCTTGTTGACCTTAAGGGCATCAATTATAAAATGAATTTGAAATTGGGTGTTGGTGCGTCAGACACAGAAGTATATGTCCTCCGTTGGTGGTTCTTAGGAAACACAGAAACAATGAATGCTTTCGATTCCGATAATGATCTACCTGTTGCAGAATTCTGGCACGATCCTTGTCCGTCAACTGCAAATGGAAATGGAATTGCGTTCACAGCAGCACAACCAAACTTGCTTATGATGAATTACAACGTTAACAAACGTAAATACAATGTAATCAAGTCAGGCTACAAATACCTGACCAAAAGAAACGATACTACAAATGCTATGAGCGACTTCTTCTTAATTGATGAATATATTCCGTTCAACAGACAGTTGGAATTCACGGCAAGCATAGAAGACTATCCAGATGAAGCCAATGTGTGGTTTGCTTTCATCATATTCAAGCGCAACAAGATCTCCAGCGAGGATACACCGACAGCACTAAAAGCATTCGGAACGTATGAGTACACTATTTATCATCGTACACCTCAAAATTATCTTCTTTAATTATAGATGGCATTTAGACGAACAACAATGTACCGTAGACCGCTTCGCGTCTACCGCAGGCGTTATCTACGCCGTAGATACCGTAGGTTCTGAGGACCAGGGTAGGGGTACCAAGAATGGGCTACGCTGTTGGGGGGGGATCCCCTCCTCCTTTACGAAAGCTTGCCTCTCTTCGACACCGGTAACTTTCTATCCTCCACCCCTGGGATTGTTGTTAAACTAGTAAAAAGGGTTAATAACACTTTGTCATTTAGTTTAGAGACTCATTAGGTTGATAACAGCATAACGGTCACTCGTCATCTTAGAACGATCAGGGTCTTCGTTGGCAAAGACAACAACATGGGGTAATTTCTGAAGGATCTTCATGGACGAAGCGTATTTGGGAGAAAATATCATCCGATCCTTTAGTTTCTCC